TTGAAATTGCTATCAAAACAAAAAGTCATAGCAAGGCTAACACTTGCATCTGGGCCATTAACGAGGCTCTTTCAGAGTTTAATCTGGAATTGCCAAGTAAGAATGGTTCTTATGAGTTTGACAATCTAACAGTCACGATGCCGTTCTTAAACGACAGAGACGATCAAGGATATTACATCTATCTACAAGATATTCAAGCGAATATCACAGTATTTTCAAAATGAAAGGAACATAACTAAAATATGGCACGTTTTAAAAACGCCCTCCGTGGGCACTTTATCGCACCCGTAACTGATCCAAAACAAAAGCCAGAGAAATCTGCTTACTTGGAACTGGCTAAATGGATTGAAGACGTAACGGATGACACAGACGAAGCTACAACTTCTGTAGCTTACTACGATGGAGATGGAACAGAAGAAACAACAGTTACATCTGTTAAAGGCTCTTATACATTCAAAGGCACTTACGACAAAGAAGACCCAGCAATGAAACACATTGCCGGACTTAAATACAAACTCGGCAATGACCGCTTGGTTTGGCATAAAGTTGTAGATGCTGACAATAAGAATGAGACAGTGGGTATTGCTACTGTTTCAGATATTAAAGCGGGTTCTGGTGCTGCTGCAGACTACGAAGAATTCGGATGCAAAATCTCTTACAATACGCTTCCAGAAACTACCGCAGTTGTGGGGTAACTCCCAGATTAAGCGCTATCTATCATAGGTAGCGCTCTTTTTTTGTACTGAAAGGAGATTTAAAAATGACTATTAACATTAACATTGAGCGCTCTGGCTTTCCCGTAAAAATCGGGGAGTTTGAGTTTTGGTTTGACACTTCGAACGAGGCAATGCAACACTTTATCAATATTGACCAGATTGTCAATGACCGATACAACGCCTATCTCGCTGAAATTTCAGAACGCTCTGCAAAAGGTGAATTTGATGATGCTAAAAAAGGTGAAATCACAGAAGAAGTCATCGGGCAAGCTATTGAATTAGAGAGAAAGCAAGTCGAAATTAAATATGATGCACTCTTCGGAAATGGTACGTTTGCCAAATTGTACGAGAAGTACCCAGATTACCTAGCACTTGACGATGCACTAGATCAAGCAGATATCCTTATCGGTGAAGAACTCAAGAAAATCAAGGAAGAGCGTGCTAAGAAGGTTAATGAGCGTACTAGTCAGTATCTCCAGAAGGCAGAAAAGAAAAAACGCAAGACAAAAAAGTAGGACAAGCTCATGAAACTGAATGAGCCACTACTAAATAGCTTTGAGCTGGACGGTATTGAGTATGATATTGATTGCTCTTTTGATACGGTGCTAGATGTGTTTGAAGTATTTAGTGATGACTTACTGAACGAATTGGAAAAATTCCAAGTGGCAGTAGAAATCATGACTGGTCAGCATATCACGGACGCTCTTACCTTCCTCACGGTCTGGGAATACATAGATGAGCATTTTATCAAGACGCGGAAAGAAAAGCCCGTACTAGATAGAAATGGCAATCCTATGCCCGTACCAAAGGAAGAAATAGACAAGGTAAGACTCTTAGACATCGAGGAAGACGCAAGTGATATCTACGCTAGTTTTAGGATGGCTTATGGTATCAACCTCTTTGAAGAACAAGGGAAAATGACATGGCAAGAATTTTCTGCACTCTTAAACGGAATGCCAGACAATACACCAGTCGCAAGACTTATCCAGATTAGAGATTGGAAGCCAAAACCACACGATCCAGCGGAATACAAGGCTAATATGCGTAAACTACAGAACAAATACAGATTAGATAGAGAGGAGGAATAGATGTCAGACGGAAAAATAGTCATTGATGTGCAAGTCAATGGTAATAAACTATCTGCTCTGGCTAGTGATTTAAAAAAGCTAGAGTCAGACGCAACACGCTCCTCTAATGGTTTTAAAAACGCTAGCAACTCATTGAAAGAAGCTGGTAACAGTGCTAAGAATAGCGCTGATGGCTTTAAAAGTGCAAGCGAAAAAGTAAAGACCGCTGGCACTAAGGCTAAAAGCAGTAGTGATGACTTTAAGACTGCAAGTTTTAAAGTTAAAGAAGCTGGCATACTAACTAAAGGTAGTGGTGAGGCTTTCAAGGATGCTGCAGAAAAAGTAAAAGAAGCAAGCGCAATCACTAAAACTAGTGGCAATGGCTTTAAAGTGAGCGCTGATTTAATCAGACAAGCTGGGGAAGTAGCTTCCCAAAGCGGTGGCGGTATTGTCAAATTTAAAGACATTGTAAAAAGCAGTGCAGACCAAGCACAACAAAGCGCTAGCAAGTTTGACAAGCTAAAAGATAGCATCAAGAATTTTTCAGCCGGCGCGATTGCATTCAAGGCAGTCAATGTTGGTCTTGATTTAATCACTGCATCGCTGGACAAGGCTATTGATCGCTTTGATACTTTGCAACGCTTTCCAAAGGTCATGCAGTCGCTTGGTCATTCGTCCAAGGATGTAGCACAGTCAACCAAGGCACTATCAGAGGGCATCGAGGGCTTGCCTACAACATTAGACACAGTTGTAGCAACCACTCAAAAATTAACCTCTATGACGGGCGATTTGAAGACATCAACCAAGTTGACAATCGCCTTAAACAATGCATTTTTAGCCTCTGGTGCATCTACAGAAGACGCAAGCCGTGGATTGCAACAATATACCCAGATGTTATCTGCTGGCAAGGTCGATATGCAATCTTGGAAGACATTGCAAGAGACCATGCCTTATGCTTTGCAAAAGACTGCTGAAAGTTTTGGCTTTGCTGGTGCATCCGCTCAAAAAGACTTCTATGCAGCATTGCAAAGTGGTCAAATCACTTTTCAAGATTTTAGCAAGCGTCTGATTGAACTCAATAAGGGAACTAATGGCTTTGCTGAAATGGCCCGTAAGAACAGCGAGGGTATCCGGACATCATTCGGTAACATCGTAAATGCAGTCGCTAAAGGTATCGCTAATGTGATTGATGCCTTTGACAAGATGAGCAAGGCAGTTACTGGCAAGAGTATCGCTCAAAACTTGGACGGTATCAAGGCTGTTGTCAACAACGTGTTTGCTTCGATTGTGAATGCAATCAAGGCAGTGACTCCAGTCATACAGACTGCAGTTAAGGCATTAGGTTTTTTTAAACCTATCTTAGATCCATTGCTTGGGGCTTTAGGCGGTGCAGTCGTAGCAATTTTAGCATTCAAGGGTGCTATGCTTGGCCTTGCGATCATCAAGGGAATTGGTGGCCTAATTGGTAATCTTGTAACCTCTCTGACAACCTTGGCTAGTACCTCGCTAGTTGCAGAAGGTGCAACCGCTGGTCTGGCTGGAACTCTGGCCACATTGTCATCTGGTGGTATCTTCCTTGTTATCGGTGCTTTGGTTGGTCTAGCTTCTGCATTATCGCAAGATAGCGAGGCTATGAAGGAAGCCAAAGCCAAGTCAGAAGAATACCAACAATCAATCAAAAACCTAAATGACAGTGTCAAGAATGGCAATGAGAGCTACGAAGATCGTAGGCGTGAAATCAAGGCCACTGCAGAAGATAACGAGCGCTTAATCAAGAAGATTGAAGAATTAAGTGCAGTCGAGAATAAGACCGCTGCACAGAAGAAGGAGCTTGCTTCATCTGCTGAAATACTTAACTCGCGTATTGACGGTTTGAATATCGCTTACGACAAAGCCACTGGCACAATCAACATGACTGCAGATGCTATCCGTAAGCAGATTGAGATATCCAAACAATCAGCAGAAGCGGAAGCAGCGAACCAACGACTTGTAGAGATTGCCAAACAACGGCTAGAACTCGATGACAAAATCGCAGATGTCAAAAAGAAGCAAAAAGAAGAATTAGAGAAACTTGATAATGCGGAGGGCAAATACGGTACTAGCATTTTATCCAACGCTCAAAAAGAAGAGTATCGGAATAAAATCAATGAAGAAACCGAAAAAACGATTAAGTCTCTTCAAGAAAGCAAGGAGTCACTTGCTGACTCTGAACAGCGAGCTACTGACATTATCGCTAGTGCTAATGAGGCCCAAGCTAAGGCCGTGGAGGACGCCTCTGGTCGCATGAAGCTATCGTGGGACACAATGGATGAAGACCAACGCAAGCTGGTCGAAGACATGAAGTCCCAGTTTGAAACCCTTCGAGGTGATGTGCAGAACGCATTCCAAGCTATCGAGCAACAGACTGCTTTATCTGCAGAGCAGATGACTGCTAACTTGCAACAGAACATTGAAGCAGTGGATAAGTGGTCACAAAACCTTGAAATTTTGGCCCAACGTGGACTAGATCAAGGTCTTATCGAGCAGATGCGACAAGCTGGGCCTAAGATGGCAGAGCAAACGCAAGCCCTTGTAAATGCCTCTGACGAACAGTTGGGAGCATTGAATGGTAAGTGGACAGAAGCGGGCGACAAAGCCAAGGAAGGCTTCCTACGAGGCATCCGTGCCACTGGTGTAGAACTTGCTCCAGAAGTGCAAGCGATGGTTACGGCTATTGGTGATGAGTTTAGAAGCGCACTTGCAGAAGCTGGATTTGATGTGAAAGCCCGTGAAATTCCTAAGCAGACCGCTGACGGCATCCGTGCTGGTAAAGAGGACGTAGCACAAGCATCGTCTGAAATGACAGAGGCATCTAAGCAAGCATTTAATAACTTGCCAACAGAGGCTAAATATAGCGGGTCGCAAGTCAGTGGTAACTATGCTCAAGGTATCTCTGAAAGCTCACCGCTCGTACAGACTGCTAGTGATTTTATCAAATCTACTGCTATAGGTGCTATGAGTACGCTAGCTGGTGAGGGTCAGACCGCTGGGTCTAATTTTGGTGGTGGTATCTCTACTGGTATCAATTCATCACAAGGATCGGTAACGGGTGCTAGTCTTGGCATGACGATTGCCGCAGCAGGTCAAATGATATCGATGTCTCTCAAAGGTATGACTGCCGGTCAGCAATTCGGTGGTGGTATTTCTCTCGGTATCGGCTTAAAACAAGGTCAAGTAAGCTCATCTTCTAGAGGCTTACAATCTACTGCCAAACAGAGCGTGGCATCTCTTGGGTCAGATGGTCGTAGTGCTGGTGGACAATTTGGCGGCGGTCTAGCTAGCGGTATCAGCTCAAGAGGTGGGGCAGTTGCTGGGGCATCATCTAGCTTGAAACATACCGCTAATGCTCATCTACAAGGTGGGTACGGTGGTGCATACAGTGCCGGTCTCTCAATCGGTGAAGGTTTAAGTGCTGGTATTTATGCGATGGCTGGATCAGTAGCGTCTGCTGCTGCATCCATAGCGGGTGCTGCGGTAAGTGCTGCACGTTCTGCCTTGCGTATCAACTCGCCTTCTAAGGTCTTTCGTGACCAAATTGGGCGAGCTATCCCAGAAGGTATGGCAGTCGGTATCGAGAAGTTTAGCTACTATGTAGACGATAGCATGACTGGTCTTAGCAAGGATGTGATTGATGCTGGTAAGGCACTTGCTGACCGTGTATCATTCACACCAGAAAGCGCCCTGGGTCTTACTGGTTCAATCGGCCCTAGCTTTGGTGCTGGTAGCGTGTCTAATTCAAGCGTGACTAACAACTATACGCTTAATGCGAATGGCACAGCAAACGATAATTTCTTTAGCCCAGAGAATATGCGTAGGTTACTACGAGAAATGGCATACTACACTAATTTAGAAGGAGGTAAGATGGCTTAATGGGTACATTTAATTTTAATGGCAGAGATAGCAGTAGCTACGGCTTGCGTGTCACAAGTGACTATGTAATCGGCTCTACTGGTCAAGATATTTCAACAGTGTCAGTAGCTGGGCGTGATGGTGACTTGCTACTGTCTAACAATCGTCTAAAATCGGTCACTCTGGAATTGCCTTGTACCATCTCCTCTAGTATGAAGTTGTCAAATATTGAGGGTGAAATTAGTAACTGGCTCAATGTAGAAGGCTATAAGGATATGACTCTATCATGGGATAAAGATTTTATCTATCGTTCTGCTTACCTAGAGAGTTTTGAAATTGCAAGCATCATGCGACAGTTTGGTAAGGTTAAACTTAACTTTTTGACCTATCCAGTCAAATTTTACAAGCAAGGGCGAGCTACTCAAAAACTTTCAAATGGTGCAACAGTCAACGGTATCGGGAATGTGAATGCAAAACCTATCATCACACTTGTAGGGTCTGGCGATTGTACGCTTACTATCAATGGTCGCAAGACTAAGCTACGTGCTATACAAGACAAAATCACTCTTGATATGCAAGCTAACCAAGTGTACAAGGATAATCTGCCAGCATGGGATAAGGTTGTAAGGTCTCCACAATTCCAAATGCCATATCTGGACGCTGGGCGCAACTTGATTAGTTGGGATGGCAATTTTGAGGTGTTTATCATCCCAAACTGGGGGGTTAAGCTATGAGGCCTATACTTTTCAATAAAAATGAGACGGTCTTTGATACGTATGGCTTGGGTGAGCTTAACGTTACCAAAGGGACGGTAACACGGGAACGTAACGGGAATTATACGTTATATGCAGAAATTCCCGTGAATGACCCCATGGTCGCCATCCTTGAAAAAGAGATGAAGCTGAAAGCTGATGCTGGTCTACGTACCAAAAATCAGACTTTTGAAATCTCTCGCATTGCAAAAGATAGCAGTAACATCGTTAAAATCTATGGCCAGCATATCAGTCACAAACTGGAGTACATGGCTATTAGAAATGGCTTAGTCTTAAATGGCACAGCATTTAACGCCTTATCACTTTGGAGAGGCGCTCTTATCGGTGATTATCGCTTTGATGTGTGGTCTGACATTCAGACTACTGCCACTACCACACTAACCATTGACAAGGCGACAAATGCCCGTCTTGCTTTAGGTGGTGTTGAAGGGTCTATCCTCGATATCTGGGGCGGTGAGTATGAGTTTGACAACATGACAGTCAGACTGCATAAGCAATTAGGCCGTACCGCACCTACTGTACTAGAGTATGGTCGCAATATCCTAAGCGCTGAAACAGACGAAACCATCGAAGACGCTTATACAAGTGTGTTGCCATTCGCTACATACACACCAGAGAAACCAGAGGGCGACACAAGCGACAGTCAGCCAGACCCTATCACGGTAACAATCCCAGAGAATTATGTAGATAGTAAGTACAAGGCT